GTGTCAGAAGCACCAAAGTCCAAGCATGTGGCCGAGTTCAAGACGCACTCTAAGAAGTCTTTTGATGCGCTGGTCAAGGACGGCGTGGAGAAGGCCAAGCCAGAACATTTCACCCAGATGCAAGTCTACATGCAAGGCACTGGCATTGACCGTGCGCTGTATGTCGCCATCTGCAAGGACGATGACCGCATCCACACAGAGCGCGTGAAGTTTGATAAGGAGGTTTCAGAGAAAGCGGTGCGCCGAGGTCACTACATTGCACTGGCCGAGCGTATGCCTGAGCCGATCAGCAATGACCCAAGCTGGTATCAATGCAAGTTCTGCGATGCGTACAAGTTCTGCCACGAAACCAAGACCACCAAGCATGTGAACTGCCGCACCTGTGCCAACGCCACGCCAATGCCTGATTCAACTTGGCACTGCGCCAAGTGGAACGATGTGATCCCAGTGGACGCACAGCACAAGGGTTGCGAGAGCCATGTGCTGCACCCTGACCTAGTGCCTTGGCAGCGCAAGGACGGGCCGGACGAGTTCACTGCTGTTTATGAGATCAATGGCGTGAACATGGCAAACGGTGACCCAGCACAAGAGGGCGTTTGGGGTAGCACGGAACTGTTGGCTAATGCTGAGGCTTGTATTGGTGGTGATCCTTTGATTGCTGAGATGCGTAAGACTTGGGATGCAAGGATAGTTGGCTGATGCTCCGTGACTACCAACAGCGCACCATCGACCAGCTCTACGCATGGTTTGAGGAGGGCGGCAAGGGCAACCCTTGTCTGGTGCTGCCCACCGGATCAGGCAAGAGTCACATTGTGGCGGCGCTGTGCAAGGACGCCTTGCAGAACTGGCCTGAAACGAGAGTTTTGATGCTCACGCATGTTAAAGAATTGATTGAACAGAACGCTGAGAAGATGCGCCAGCACTGGCCTGGCGCTCCGATGGGCATCTACAGCGCAAGCATTGGCCGCAAGGACTTGGGTGAGCCGATCACCTTTGCTGGCATCCAGTCGGTGCGTAGCAAAGCCAAGCAGTTAGGCCACACCGATCTGGTGATCATTGACGAGTGCCACTTGGTCAATCACAAGGACGAGGGCGGCTACCGCTCTCTGCTGGAGCAACTCAAGGCTATCAACCCTGCGCTGCGGGTGGTGGGCTTGACGGCCACGCCTTACCGGCTGGGGCATGGCCTGATCACCGACAAGCCAGCGCTGTTTGATGCGCTGATTAATCCGATCAGCATCGAGGAGTTGATTTACAAAGGCTATCTGTCAACGCTGCGCTCTAAGGTCACCAAGGCCAAGCTGGATGTGACTGGTGTTCATAAGCGGGGCGGCGAGTTCATTGAGTCCGAGTTGCAAGCGGCGGTGGATACCGATGACAAGAATCAGGCAGTGGTGCAAGAGGTGATTGCGCTGGCCGGTGACCGCAAGGCGTGGCTGGTCTTTTGCGCTGGCGTAAGGCACGCCCAGCACATTGCGGATGCGCTCAATCAGCAGGGCGTGGTTGCGGAGTGCGTGACGGGTGAGACATCAAAGAAAGAGCGAGAGCGCATGATTGGCGACTTTAAGGCTGGCCGCTTGCGTGCGCTTACCAACGCCAATGTGCTGACCACCGGCTTTGACTATCCAGACATTGACCTGATCGCCATGCTGCGCCCGACGATGAGCGCCAGCCTGTATGTGCAGATGGCTGGTCGAGGCATGAGGATCAAGAGCCAAACCGATCATTGCTTGGTGCTGGACTTTGCTGGCGTGGTGGCTAGCCACGGGCCGATCACTGCTGTCCAGCCCCCAAAGAAGGGCGGCGATGGTAATGGCGAAGCACCAGTTAAGGTTTGCGAAAACTGCGATGAGTTGTGCGCTATCTCGGTGATGGTCTGCCCAGTTTGCGGTCACCCGTTTCCTGTCAAAGAGATCAAGAAGCTGCAACTCCACGACGATGACATCATGGGGCTGGATGGCACTGACTTGGATGTGACCAGTTGGACATGGCGCAAGCACATCAGCAAGGCATCAGGCAAGGAAATGCTGGCGGTGACTTACTACGGGGGCTTGAGTGACCCAGCCATTACAGAGTACCTAGCCGTTACGCATGACGGGTACGCTGGGCAGATGGCAATGCAAAAGCTGGTGGATATGGCGCAGCGTGCTCAGATCGAGCCAGGTGGCCTTAACGTGAAGTCGTTGGAGGAGATGGTCACCAACATGAACAAAACGCAGCCACCAATTCATATTGAATTCAAACGCGATGGCAAATTTTTTAGAGTAATGAGAAGGAAATGGGCATGAGACACGCAGAACCGGACTTAGTGACTGATTACAAACGCTGGCTAGCCGCTGGGCCACCGAGGTGCTGCCACACCTGTGAGCATTACGGCGTGGATGGCCTTTGCGTTGAGTTCTTTATGCAGCCGCCAAAGGAGTTTGCAGCCACCGTGGGCGAGTGCAACAAGTGGGAATCAGAATGCCCAATTTAGAGCGCATCCCCACTGAACACGAGGAGCAGCGCGAGTTCGTGCGCTGGTTTCGCCAAGGCTACAGGGGCGTGCGTATCTTTGCCATACCCAACGGGGGGCAACGAAGCATAGCGACAGCAGGGCGCTTGAAGGTTGAAGGCGTATCGCCTGGCGTGCCTGACCTGTTCATTCCAGACTGGCGCTTGTGGGTGGAGATGAAACGAGTCAAGGGCGGCAGTCTCAGCGCCGAGCAGAAGGACTGGATTGCCTATCTGGAGGGCTGTGGCTACACCTGTTTCGTGGCAAAGGGGGCTGATCAGGCTAAAGAGATGGTGTTAGGGTTTGTCCCTACGATTTAGTTGAAATAGTTGTTGATGTTACCGGAAACAGTGTTATAGTAGAGGCATCAACAACAGGAGATCAGCATGAAAACATACAGCGTAGAAAAATACATCCACGAAGAAACAAGCGACTACGGCAAGGTCGGTGAAGTGGAGTGGTACTTGATGTACGGCGATGAGTGTGTTGAGGTTTACCCACTCAAGCGAATGGCCGCTGAAGTGGCTAAAGCAAACAACGCATACCTTGCCAAACGCGCAGCCTAAACCAGACAGGGCTACGGCCCTGTTCTCTAGGTGTAAACACCTACAAAATAAATAAAAAAAGACTTGTCGTTACCGGAAACTATGATATAATAGATACATCAACAACAGGAGAGCAACGAAATGAACAAGACAAAATTTTGCATGACAGCTACTGCCCAAGACGGCAAAGCAAAAATCATTGAGCTAACGCTTGAAGAGTACCTGGCCCTTGAGAGGGCCATGCAGTGGCCGGAGGACTTGGCTGAATGGGATCGGCTTAACACCCCGATCAATGGCTCTGAGCTTGGCATCCCACTGTAAGGAGAACACCATGAGAGCAATCATTAAAGCAGCATTAGCAATTGACGAATTGGCCTACGACCTTGAGAACATTTCTGCTGACGACAAAAAGCAGATTGAGGACTACACCGATGTCGAAATTGTGAAAGAAGCTGAATATGTTTTAAGTCTGTTTGTTGATCCAAATGAAACGCATTGGAACGCTGAAGATTTGCGCGGTGAGAACGGGCCAAAGCAAAAGGTTTGGGCAACGGGTCAAGTACGCAAGCTCAAGGCGCTCATCAAGAAATACAAAGCATGATCACCATGACCCCCACCCAACGAGTCCAGCTATTACGCCAGCGCCGAAAGGCGCTTGGCCTAACCAGAGTTGAGTTCTATCTCAGCCTAGAACACGCCGCCAAAGTGCGTGGATATGTCAGCAAATTAACCAAGGAGAAAACGAAATGAAAAGTTACCTCACTCAACAAAACCTAGACCAAGCTCGCAGCTTGTTGATCAGCCTCTGTGGTGCTGTCCTTTTAGTCGGCACAGGGGTGATCTTCCTGTTGGCTACCTTTGATGTCTTGGTGAAATGATGTTCAAGTACATGTGGACTGAATTTCGGTCAACCCTCAAGATGCTGCCGCCAGCACAAACAGCCGCGCACGAATTGCTTCACGCAGAGCATGATTTGCTACGGGCAGAGGCTGGGGTGGAATACGCGCAAGCAATGGTAGTTTGCCAGAAACAGCGCATCAAGCGCCTGAAGGCGTACCTGGGCAAGACTGAGGAGGCAGCATGACTACAGAAACAGGTGGGCCAGCGTTTCCTCAGTTTGTGCTTTCCAACGGAGGCGCGTATATCGAAGGCGGCATGACCCTGCGCGACTACTTCGCAGCGCAAGTTGCAGTTGGCACAATGTCTGATTATTGGAATGGCGACCGTATGAAAGCCCCGACCTTTAATGATATTGCCCAAGACGCCTACGCATTGGCAGACGCCATGCTGAAAGCGAGGCAAGCATGACTAGGATGTGCGACACGGGCTACCGCGAATGCCCACGCCAGCCGACTTGCGGCATGGACTGCTACTTCACCACGGCAGGGCTTGAGCCAGAGAGGCGCAAGGTCAAGGCTTATCCGTCAGTGCCGCAGGATATTGAGCCAGTGCCGGAAACATGGCAAGTGATCGGTAGTGTTGTTGTTGGCTTTGCGCTGGTGGCGCTGGTGGTGATCTGCTTGGGGTTGTTCTTTACGGGCCTTTGGGTTTGGAGCTTACTCATATGACCCGCGAAGAACTTATCCGCATGGGAGCCGCATCAGGGCTATCGTTCTACGGCATGGGCAAGGACAGGGAGCGATTTATTGCTCACATGCAACGCTTTGCTGACATGGTTCTGGCACGGGCTTCCCTGTCATCACCGGGGCCAGACTCGGCCAAGGTGAAGCTGTTCAATGATCGCATGGCGCTTTCAGAAGAAGCCTTGACCGCCATGAAAGTCATAGCAGCACTAGAAGAGCGTGAGGCGTGTGCAAAGGTGTGTGAAGAAGAATGCGCCGATCCTGATGACCAATTTAAAAACTACGAAGACACACATACCGATGGATGGCAAGATGGTTGTAATAGTTGTGCTGAGGCCATCCGAGCAAGGGGACAAGCATGACCAAAGACGAAGCACTGAAGCTGGCGCTTGAGGCGCTGGAGAACATGTCCACCGCTTTGCGTGAAGATGATGTACTTGGGAGCGACATTGAACTGATGCTGAACACCATCACCGCCATCCGTGAAACCTTGGCACAGCCTGATGAAGACGCAATCATCATTCAATACCATGAAGCGACAATTAAAAGGCTGGAAAAACGCATTGAAGAATTGACGGTACAGCCAGAGCAGGAGCCTGTGGCATACATTGATGTTGAACAACGCAGACTTCAATGGGCTAAACCCATGAGTTGGAATACACCGACTACAGTAAACCTACCAAAGATTCCTCTCTACACCGCCCCACCACAGCCAGAGGAGCGCAACTTCTGCCAACGATGCGGCAAGCGCACTGCTGACCCGACCACAATTCACACATGCACACCGCCACAGGAGAAGAACACATGAGCATTACATTAGAAGAACGCGATGATATGGCTTATAAAGCTATGGGGGCTGGCTACCACATGACTTATATCGTAAACATAATTGATTTCATGGTTGATTTTGATAAGGCAACCAAAGGCATGCCGAGGGATAAGAAGTTAAAGCTACTCGAAGAAGATAGCCGCCTAAATGGTGAATACTTTACACGCGATGACACGCATCTTTGCTGGTTAGACATTCTTGAAATGGACAAAGACGAGTGGAACAAAATTTCCGCAATAGGCCAGAAAATGGCAATGGCAGTATCGTGACAGAACAAGAATGGAAAGCCATGAGAATAATTATTGAGAAAGTTTCTGAAGAAGAATGGGGTCAACCCTATATTGCACGATCGGTAGAAACTAAAGATAAAAAAGAATATGTAAGGTTATTACGTTTTCCTGAAGAATATGAAAGTTTTCACATTCTGGACGCTGAGTATTATCACAAAGAAAAAATCTCTGAAGTTGTATTTCCTTGTGGAACATTGACCAAAAAAAGAGATGAATTTACAAACATAAGGAGTGGATTCCCTTGAAAGTTTTTTACAACAAGTTACCAATTGCAACCGCACCCGAGGCTTCTTACGGATTTCCTCATGGTGCGGTAAGTGCGTCCAAAGTCGGCGGCAATGACTTGACTGCTGGAGAGACAGCACCATGACCCACGGCGGCAAGAGAGCCGGTGCTGGCAGACCGCCCAAGGACATCTCAGTCAGCCGAGTCTATACTTTGCACGATGCTGGCGTAAACCAGAAAGAAATAGCGCGGCGCTTTAATGTTAGCCACACTGTAATCAGTAGATTGTTAAAGATACGAAATGTCAAACTTCAAAACTTGGACGCAAGAAAACCTAGCCCAGTTCGCCGAAGAAGCGAACAACAAGATGGTTGAGCAGAACGAAAGGATTGAGCAGCTACAGCGCGACCTCAAAGACGCGATTGAGGCATATCGGGCGCTTATGCGAAAGGCCGAGTCCCAGCGCGGTCAATGATCAGTGCCTGACGGCGCGGCGTTGGGCTGATGCTGATGTGAGTCCAAGCATCGAACTCACGGATAACCTGATCAAAGGGTAGGTCTGAGGCCACCAAAGCCCTCACCACGGCGTCCGGAGTCATGCCTGGCACTCGGATGTCCGCCGCGCTGCCCGTGCGGTGCTGGCTGGTGTCTTTGCTGCCAACTGTCGTTAACTTGCTTAGACCGGAAGGCAGAATTGATCATGATTGGCTTGCCGTCCAGCAGCGCTTTGACCTCCTCCAAGAACTCTGCCAGCTTTTGCAAGTTTGCTAGCTCTGCATCGTTTGGCGTGTTGTCAAACTGGCGGTGGCTGGTGGTAGTTAGTTCAGCAAGGGTGAAGTGTTCGGTAAGGTTCATTTCACTGGCCCTGCCTTAGAGAGTAAATCGGTCTTGGCTTGTGAGCCAGCGGATGAGCCAAAATAATAAGCAACGATTCCTGTCCAAGCGGTGGACAGAGAGCCTAGCATCATCAGGATGGTTGGATTTGTCCCATCAACTTTACCAAACATCATCATGGCGAGGATTCCAAAAAATCCAACTGTAATGATTGCAGCCAGCGCAGGTGGCACGATTGAGCGGGTGGTGGCTTGCATCTCCCGTGCTGACTTGCGGTCTTCGACCTCCAGCTTTTCAAAATTGAGGCCAAGCTCTTGCGCTTGCTTTTGTAGCTCAATCTCAGCAATTTTGACTTGAGCAATTTGCTCTGCTGACAGCTTGTTGTTGCTGATCAAATCACCAACCTTGTCGGGGTCAACGCCAATCGCTTTGCTGATAGCAGACACAGCCATGCCAGCCAGTGGGCCACCCATCGCCGTGGCGATGGTGGGGGCGATTTGTTTTAGCCAGTCCATGTCAATCCCCCAAAATGCCAGTAGCCGAGCCAACACCAGCAGCACCAGTTAATAATCCGGTCTTAGGTCTTTGCGCTCTGCGATTTAATTCTTGCAAGATTACAGTCTGCTCTACTGGGTCAACACTGAACAAGCGCTTTTGCAAGGCTTCAGATGTTTCGCTGCTGATGCCTTTTGCCCTTGACAGTAAAGCTGTGCCACCTGCCCTTAACATGCTTAACATGTCGCCAGTTGCAGTCGCCGTTGCAAGTGAACCCAAGAGATTTGCTTCTTCACGTACTGCTGCATTTTCATCTGTGCGAGAGCCGCCAAGAACCCGCTGCTTGGTGCTGCTTTGCTGGCCCAAGCTCTTAACATACTGAGAAAACTCGGTGTAAGAAGCCTGATCTGGAAAGGCATTTCTAAGCAACAGCTTTTGATTCTCAGACTTAAAGATTTGCTTGTTAAAGTCGCCTCCCTTGAAAGTTCCAAGTCGGTTATTGACGTCAGCCATCACGCCAAGACGAAACGCTTCTTTCTCGTCAGAGTTAAGTTTCTTAATCTTTGATGCGGCCTCTGCTGGGTCAAGTTTTTGATAGTCCTCGCCCATCTTAAAAGCCTTGCTGATGCGCTCTGCATCTGCAAACTCTGCATTGGCTTTTTTGTATTCAGGGTTAAGTGACTTAATGAGATCGTTAAACTCATTTTTAACTTTGACTACATCACCGCCATAACCTGTCATCTTCTTTGTCACGCTATCGGTTTCAGCATCAATAACACGATCAAGACCGATCTTAATCTGGTGCAAGATGTCGGTAGGCACTGACTGCGCGTTGCGAATTGCACTGAGATCGGGCAGTGTTTGACCAAAAACGCCAGCGCGTTTAACAGCTTCTTCATAGGCTTTTTGAAATACAGGTCTATCAACATACTGCCTAAATGGAGTCGCGCTGATAGCCTTGCTGTAAGCGTCTGGATATGACTGGCTTGCCAGGCGCTTCTGATTTGCGGTCAATGCCTCAAGGTACTCAAAACCATTGACGTTTTTAGCCAGCCCAGCTTTCTCAACCAATCCCTTTACGATGTCATTGGGTTGGTCAATCAACCGGCTTTCAAGAAAGTTTTGTGTTCCACCCTTGGCTTTTGATTGCACCACATACGCGCTATAGGCCAAGTCTTGCAGACTCTTGCCCAAGTCAGCAATCACTGGGTTAGGAACACCAATCCGGCGCAACTCATCCAGTGCTTGCTGTGCTTCTGTTGGCGTGAGATTGTCTTTCTTGAGGTAGCTTGCCAGCATCTTGGATGTGGCGGTTTGTTGATCTCCAATGCCAGCCGAATTTAAGACATTCTTAATCAGCGTTCCGAACTTATCCACAACAATCGGAACAGACCCACCTAGCAAGCCGCCAAATACACCGCCAACAGCCGCTGCCGTGCCTTCATCTTTTTCGGCAAAACCATAACCAGATGCTGCACCAGTTGCAGTACCTACTCCAGTGGCACGAGCCGCTTGTCCACCTAAAGTTGTGCCTGTGACCAAGGCTTGCGCTTCCGGCGCTAGTCTTGCCACTTGTTTCGCAGCCCCAAACGGGACAATCAAACTGCCGCCAATTTCTAAACCAGTTTTTACAATCGGCATGTCTTGGCCGAATTGCTTTTGTTGCTCACGCAACTGGTTGCGCTGGCGCTCGTACTCAGGGCCACTGATTGAGCCTGTGCGAAGTGCTGCCTCTAACTCATCAAGCAGACCAAATGTCACGCCTTGACCTACGGCACGGGCGCTCTCGGCTATGCCAGAGTAAGGCACGCCAGGGCCAAGGACTGAGGTGAATGCCTGTGGCTGGTTACCTTGTGGCTGGTCAGCCAGTGGTGCGTCTTTGTAGGACATTATGGTTTTCTCCTTCTTACGCCATCAGGATCAACAAAAACTGTGCCACTTGGGAATTTAGGATTCTTCAAAAAGCTGTTGTATTCGGCTGGCGTAATAATTTGCACATCAAACTGAGGAATAACAATTGGTTGAGGCGCTGAAGGAAACCCTGCATTAGCTCGGCGCTTTTCCACTGCGCTTGATGCGTTCTCTACACGGCGTGTGTTGATCTCAATCAATCTTTTCATTGCAGCAGCAGCGGCTTCTTTTGATTCTGAACTTTTAAGTGCTTTCGCCTCGCGTACAGCATCACCTTCAGTTTGTGTTCCTTTGTTCAATCGCAAACTCTCATTCACCAAGTTTTCTACAAACCTGTCGTATTCTTCACGAGCCACTACATCTGGCGCACCTGATCCAACAAGCTGACGCGCTCGGATGCTGGCTAAGTCTTTTACACCAAATTTAATATCACCCGTTTTAATTCGGTTGATGTACCCATACGCATCTGTAGCGATGTTGGTGGCCGCACTTGCAGCGGAGTAATCTGCTTCTTCTTCTTTTGCCAAATAGCTTGGCAACGGTTTATTCTTGCGTGCTTCTTCTTTGCGGAGAGCTTCTGCCTGTTGCATTTCGCGCTTATATGTAGCATTGTCTTGTGCAAGTTGAGCTTGTTGCTGTTGAAGCAAAAGACTTTGGCGTGAGTTATCCAATCCTTGTGAACGTAAATCAGCCAGTACTTTTTGATTAGATGTAATCTGATCTTGGTTCTGCTGGAATTGTTGCGCTCTCTGAGTCATCTCAGACAACTCTTTAACCCTTACATCAACTTTTTCAGGGTCAAGAACACCATCAGCAAAAGACTTAGAAAGTTGCTTAGCATAAGTTTGCACGTTTTTAGGAATGGTGGCATCCGTAATAAACGGTGTAAACGGGTCAACCTCCGGCGCTGCTGTTGCACCAAGTTTGCGAAGGTCAGGCAAGATTTTTGCCTGTGCCGTAATTGCAGCCATGCCTTGCGGGAATGAGCGCAATTTGTTGACAACATCTTGATTCAGAGTGCCATCAGGGTTTTTCATTGTTCCAACAAGTTCATTAGCCAGTTGCTCCAGGCCCTTGGCTTGTATGCCTTGACCACGTTGGGTCAAGTAATCTTCAGTCTTGAGAGTGTTGAGTTGTCGCTCTTGCGCCAGTTGACGAGCCTTATCTTTCTCCATTGTCAGCATCATTGCGCCTTGACCATCACCACCTTGACGCATCATCTCAATGCCACGGTCAAAAGTAGAAAGGTCATTAGGATCAAGCTGCCCCGCTATCTGCTGGCGCATTGTGATGCGCTGCAACTCAGGGTCTTGCCCACCTAGAGCGCCGCCGATAGCACCAGCCAAGCCGGAAGCACCGCGCCCAATGGCGTAGTTGGCTTGCTGGAACGGGTCGAGCTTGGCGTATTGCAACGCTTGCGCGTCCATACGGTCTTGCTGGGCACGCTGGTATGCCTCAGGCGTCACACCAAATAAGGATTGAACGATGTCAGTTGCCATGATTAGACCTTAGTAAAACGTTCCACGATCTGCGCTGCCAAAAATCGAAGCATCCATCATTGGGACAGTTCCACCGCCGCCGTATCCATATACATTTTCAGCACCGTATTGGTTTATGGCAGTCTTTGCGCTCTCGTAAGGCTGGCGATACGCCTCAATTCCTCTACGCAAATCGGGATTCATGCTGGCTTGTGTTAGCGCAGTAGCAAACGGATTGTAGGCATCGGCCGCGCCCCTTGTTTGCGCCGCAGCCATTCCACCACTTAACAACGCTTGCGCCGCACCAGTACTTTGCCCCTTTGCACCAATGTTAATGCCCAGATCAAGCGGCTGCTGACCAAGCGCCTCAAGTTGCTTCATCTGCGCCAGATAAGCCTCGTATGGGCCGAGTGCTGCGGCCTGGCCTTGATAGCCCTGCGTCAACAGATTGCCACCAGTGCCTAGCAGACCAGCACCAAACCTTGCCTGATCCATACCGGCTTGTTGTGCGCCAGCCGCCAGTTGTGCGTCTTGCTGGGCAATGGCGTTGTAGTAGGCTTCCATCTCTGGACTTGCCGCACCTAGACCCCCTGCGCCACTAGGACGAGCGCCGGTAGCGCCAACAGCTAAACCGCCGCGCCCAGTCTGGAATAACTGGTTTTGCAGTTGCGCCATTTGACGCTCACGGCTAGGAGCTAGCAACTCTTGTTGACCGGCCATGTACTGCTGGGCGGCTTGTTGCGGCGATTGTGCAAGGTATTGCTGACCAAGGCCAAACAGACCCTGAGCACCCTGTTGCAAGGGGGCAAACTGTTGCTGTGCCATCTCAGCTTGAGACAAACCGCCACCAGCCAAGCCCATAAACCGGTCTTGATATGCACGAAGTGTTGGGTCTAGCGTGTAGCCAGCACCCGTCACACGACCATCAGGCCCAGTCTGAAACTGCGACTGACCAAAGCGAGTTGTGATGCCTACTGGCCTAAAACGCGCTTCTTCTGCCGCAAGTTGCGCGGATTTGAGTTGCGCGTCGGCTTGTATCTGCGCGGCTTTTTTAGCGGAACTACCGGCTAACAAACCGCCAAGTAGCGATGAACCCCCCATAATTGCAGCGGCGGCCATAGGCATATTATTCCCCTTTAATCAAAATTTCGTCCACTTTAGACGGGTCTTTCTCGTCAGTGGCGTGAATACAAAACCAAACGCAATCTGTAATAGCCTTGACGCCATGCGTCATTCCAGCCTTAATTTCAATGCAAGCTGGCGCGTCAACAATGTCAATCTCTGTGCCTCGCAGAACCGCAACCTTGCCCTTGGCAAGAATCGACAAGTGGCTGAAGTCATGCGTATGCTTCAGGATAGCAGTGCCAGCCGCAAATGCGGCTTCTTTGGCATACAAACCATCGCTGAAGTGGTGCGTGATCATGCAGTGCGCTTCCACATGTAAACTGTGATGTACGGCTGATAGTTGGCGTTTGTGCCGCTAGAGCCAGCGCTATCGACTGTGACTGTATGGCTATGGGTTGGGATAGTTAGCGTTGCTGTGCGAGAACTTCCAGTACCAGCCGCGCCTTGAGGACGATTACCCACGCTATCAGATAAAGCAAGCACTCCAGTAGCAGAACTAAACGGGCCAAAGTCACCACCTACGCCGCCAGTAACAGACCCAGAGGCACTGCCGTTAACTGCTGTGGATGCCGTATGCGTATGGCTGACCGTAATCGCATCCGCAGCACCGCCAGTTTCTTCAGCCGTATCAAACAAAGCGTTGCCAGAGTCAAAGCCCACCATGACTCGCCCAGCGCCAAAGGCCGTCCAAGTGCCAAAGCCCAACAGAGTGCCAGGGTTGGTGCTAACAGTGGCGTTGGTGTAGATTGAACCTACTGGGTACAGCAGCGCAACCGCCGCCTGTACAAAGGCAGTGGTGGCAAGCAAGGTTGAATTAGTACCAGCGGTTTGCGTAACCGCCGTAGTGCCGGTAGGCAGGGAAGGCGTACCCGTAAAAGTCGGGCTAGCCAAGTCAGCCTTGGTTGCAATCGCCACCGAAATGTTCACAAACTCGGTGTTGATCTCCGTGCCTTTGACAATCTTTAGCGGGTCGCCAGAAGTTAACGCATCTTTAGTTGCGAAGTTAGTGGATTGTGTATAGTTACTCATACTGTCTTCCCGTCCTTTGATTGGATTTCAATCCGCTGAATAGACAGCGTAGAACCATTGATGTTTGCTTCATAGCCTGTTTGCACGATTTTACCGCTTCCACTTGCCGACACGCTTAAAGTTTGCAAAGCTACACCGTTGGCGTATTGGGCAACCACAGTGGCATTTGCGCCGTACTCAGCCGTTCCGTACTCAGAAACCGATTGTGTTGGGATTTGTGCGTTAGCTGCGAGATAGTTGGTGCTAAAGTCAAAGCCCCACTTAATCGTCACAAATTGGTTTGTGCCACCAATCACAATTACTTTCAGCCGCTTTAGTAGCGAGGTGACATTGGCATTGCCTAAGTCAGCATGGTTCGTGTAGTACAGCAGCCGATATGCAGAAGTGTCATCTTGTGAGCCGGTGTACTTGGCGATGTAGCTTGTCTTGCCCAACAGCAGATCACCATTGCGCCTAGAGAGAAGCGCTGATGGCTGGATTGAGTCCCATGTGGTGACTCTGAACGATCCATCTTGTAACTGTCCGCGAGTGTCAAAACAAAATACTTCTTTGACAAACGGCAATGTTATCAAGTAAAACGCTTCTGTTTCAGAGTAAACCGACTTGATGTTTGCCAGCGTCTCACCCGCAACGATGTTCATAAAGTCACTACGCACGTTCTTGGACAAATCGCCAATAGGGACGGATTTCTCAATCACAGTCCGCGCAAATGATCTCACGCCTGAATTAGACAAAAACAAAACATCTTTGCCAGTGCCTTGAATCGAGTCTCTGGCGATGCAACCAATACCGGCCACAGTGTCTGCCAGTGTGATTGTCGAGGGCGTAGTTGCACCCGAATAGACCAGAATCTGGCGCTGACCAAAGATGATCAGAAAGTTGTTGTGCGCCGCTAGGCCGGTGATGTTGTCCGCGCCGTTAGGCCACACTTGATTAATATTTATCGAGCCAGATGTGCCGCCCGTCCAAACATGGCCTGAGAGCAAGTCAGAGAAAAAGACCGTAGTGTTGTCAGTTGATGTATCTGCCACCCACAAGCGGCCATAAGCGCTGATAGCGATGTTTCCAGAAGGCACAGTACCGGCATAGCCAGTCTTCTCACTAACGCGCCTGAAGGTCGTAGTGCTGACAGCAGGGTCAAAGATCAGCGGATCGTGGCCTGTTTGAAAGAAGTAAGTAATGCCATTAAGCGAGGCGCACGCCCAGTTATTTGCCGTAATCGTAGGTGCTGTGCCGCCGCCGCCATAGGTCAATTCAACCACGGCATTGCTACTGTCTAACTTAAACAACTTGTTGTTGCCAGCAAAGAGGATCGTCAGAGTGCCGTCAGTCTGCACCAACTCATGGATCACAGCAGGGGCATTAGCGCCCAAAGCACCAGCAGATGCATTAACTCGCGCCCAGCCCTTGCGTGAACCGATGCGCCCAAACTGGTCAATTACGCAATTTGTAGCGACTAGCGCAAAGCCAGCCGCCAAGTCCAAAGGCGAGTCTTGGGTATTCAGGCCAAAGAATCCTGGCGCTGAAATGCTAGCAGTCTGGAGGACTTGGCTCATATCGCAACAAACTCTTGGTTCTCTGGATAGCGAGTGCCTTCCAGTGCAATCTGGTCAGACAGCATGGCGCGGTAAAGCTGGTAAGCCTCAGAGGAACTTAGACCCCCATCCTCGCCGCGCTCCACCAGCGCCCGTGCGTAGGCGTTTTGCACAACTAGAGTGTCAGGAACAAGTACAGATGTGCCATCAGCGGCCAATGTAGCTTGTGGCACTGTCAGGCTAAACGGGATGTTGAAGACCCCATCAGGGCGGGGATACAGCACCACCTTGGTGTCGCCATTGCCGTCCACGCCGTCAAAAGCGTAATATTGAGGGATGCCGTTTGTTGTTGGAACAAGGTTTTGGTAGCGATTCATCTCAACAAAACTGATGTTTTGTAGACCGATGTTTGATGTGGTGTTGATCGCGTCTTGTACTTGGAACTTCTGTCCAGCACCCGTCATTGAATAGATGTAAGTCGCTGCCACCGTGGTGATGGTGACTGTCTGACCCAGCACGTTCCAGCTAAAGGCGTCCTCAATCTGGCGCTTGGCATCGTTGACAAACAGGCCGATCAAAGTCGAATAGCTTGTCTCATTGTTGGTCGATACTTGCGTTTCACGCAAACGGATCAACACGTTGTTGATAAGCTGGAGGTAAGTCATTTCTTGTTCCTTGCGCTGATTGCCTTGGCCTTAGATTTAGCATCCACTTTGGACGATGCGCCCCAAGCCTTCAGAGATAAGAGCAAGCGAGTAGGTTCGCCGTCCTTGTATTCAGGCCCGGGCATATTGCCCATGCGTGCTAAAAAGGAGGCCCGTCTAGGGTTGTCGCCTGACTTCACTGGGGCTTTGAGATTGCCACCAGTCGCTGCATTATAAGACGAACGACCCTTTGCGTTCAAGCCACCCGTCTTGGCTTGGCCTTCTTTTCTTTGCCAAGCAGCGGTTTTCATTTCTTTGGCTTCTTTGCAGTCAATGCAGACTTTTTAAAGTCGGCAGCAGTGGGCGCGTTCTTAGA